AGGGGAGAACTTTTATAGAGAAAAAACTTTCATATTTCTTAAAAAGAATTGGAATTGAATTTGAACTTGGGAAGTTTTTGCAGAGCATACTTATTATTCCATTTATTAAAGATGGGAAAATGTATTTGCATGTTTCACAAGTATGTGAAGATGGAACGAGAGTGGTAAAAAGAACGTTCCTCATTGAGCATATGGTTGATGATAACTTGGCGGTTACAAGCCAAACGCTCGCAGAGGAAAAGAGAGTGTTTAAAAATCCTACATTATTTTAATCCATGTAGTATATCCGCACTCTTTGCATTCTGGTAGCATTTCGCCTTGCTTTACAGTGACGATTCCAATTTTATTTTCGCCACCGCATTGCATACATACATATGTTCCTTTATCTGCAAACTCATATGTAGCAAATGTTTCAGAATAACCATTATCCATATTATCACCGCCTTTCCTTATTTAATAAGGAAATTATATCACAGGGAGAAAGGAAGTGAATACATGAGCGAACAGGAAAAGAAAGTTGTAGAAAAGTTGAAAGACGCGATTCCCAAAATGAACGATTTTCAGAAAGGATATGTTCTGGGAATGGTCGAGGGTTCAGCAAGCAAGGCAACCAGTGAAGAAACTGGGAACTCAAAAACGAAAGAATAAGAAGAACTGAATATTGAGATAGTTGAGAAATATGTCTAAATTTGCAGATTAAATGTGTTTGTAACACAGGAAATCAGTTGATACAATGAATATGTGATGGCGGCGGTTGACAAGTTACTATGTGAGACTTTTCAAGTCTATTTCTCGTAAGTATATTAGGATGATGAGACCATCCTGCTCGTAAGTACTTTTAATCTACCGTCTGGCAGTTTTATCATTAGTGTAATGTTTAACGACTTTCCATATAGTAAATGAAAGGTCGACATAGAAGTAAAGCGTGGGAAAATCAATTCCACTTGCTTTCCATCCTATAAATGAAACAATCACTATGATAACGTCCATATAAAACTCCTTTCGGAATCATGTCCGCCATCACGTATTCATTGTATCAACAAAGCAAAATAGAGACAACCAGTATTTTACAACTATCAAAGCGGAAGTTGGATTTTTTTTATAGCAAAAATCCGGAAAGGAGAAGAATGAACGAATTAGTACATATTGGAACAAAAGAATTGCCGGTCATTGAGTGGAAAGGACAAAGAGTTATCACTACCGCACAGTTGGCTGATGTGTACGAAACAGAAACAGATAACGTAAAAAAGAACTTTCAGAGCAACAAAACACATTTTAAAGAGGGAGAACATTTCTTCTTATTAAAAGGAGCAGATCTTAAGGAGTTTAAGAACAGGGTAACTGATTTTCCCCTTGTTGGGAAAAACGCGAATCAGCTTTATCTTTGGACACGTCGAGGTGCAAGCCGTCATTGCAAAATGCTTGGGACTGATAAGGCATGGGAACAGTTTGATGCACTGGAAGAAAATTATTATAACCAGACGCAAACAGTTATTCCAACCGGCGAAGAACTTATGGCACTTGCAGTTATTGAAGCGCACAAGATGCTTGAGCAGAAAGACAAGCAGATACAGGAACTTGAAACCGAAGTTGTTGAAATGAATAACATCATTTTAGAAATGCAACCAAAAGTCAACTACGTGGATTTGATTTTGAACAGTAAATCAACAGTACTGGTAACACAGATCGCACAGGATTATGGAATATCTGCTAAAGCGTTTAATAAGATGCTGAAAGAGTTAGGAGTTCAGCGCAAAGTAGGAAAACAGTGGATTTTATACAGGCAATATCAAGGGCTTGGATATGTTCACAGTAAGACTATTGATATTACAAGGTCGAATGGGCGGTCTGATGTGGTTATGCAGACGGAATGGACGCAAAAAGGAAGATTGTTCCTGTATGAAGAGCTTAAAAAGAATGGGGTTTTACCGTTAATTGAGAGAAAGGATGATGAAGATGCTTAATTTTTACGTCATGGACGGCAAAAAGCTGATCGACTTTAAACCTAAGTGGATTAATTATGCACGAGCATTTGACAGAAAATGTAAAATGGCAGGTCTTTGGGAAAATATGACAATACAGGAGTCTAAAAGTGCTTATCCGGATGATTTCAAGAAGAATCTGTACTTGCTGATAAAACTAAAAGGGAAATCTGATTGCAAGTCGTTAAAGCGTGGAGAGTCGGACTTTGTGACAAAAGAATTTTATATTATTGAAGTGATATGTGCTATGGTGGGGACTTTGACACCAAGAGAATTTATGAATATGTTTCCTATCGAAAAGACATTCGATGGAGAAAAATACCAGTGGAAAGATTACTTCTATACAAGGAATTACATTGAGAAGTTCGGTATGGACAAACTGATAGGAGATAAAGCACCGGAATTTCTTATGGAATATCAGAACTGGGATATTACACATTTTATGGTTTATTGGATGGAAGTTGTAAGTCAGATGAATATTTTACAAGGTGGCAAAGATATCTTGCTTGAGTTCATGGAAGAACAGGGAGTAAAGCCACATACGATGCATTCCGACGGCAATTACATGATCGACGATGAAACAGGAGAAAAGTTTGAAATAAAAAGTCCTAAAAAGAAGATGAAAAAACTTTTTTCTATTACATGAGAGGATGCCTATGAAAAAAATAGCAAAGGTAATTGAATTAGCCGGTGCGTTACTCTTTTTTCTTGGAATCAGCGCAGATGCAACAGTAAATCCGATGGTAGCTATTCCTGTGTTAGGTGGATTATTACTGATCTACATAGGATGCAAAGTGGATGGAGACTGGCAGGAAGCAGAAGAAATAGTCGAGGATCATGTTTTTAAAGATGAAGAAACAGACGATGGAATTATTTATATATGCGACAGCAACGAAGATAAAGAGAAACTTCCTTATTATAAAGAAGTTATGAAAAAGAAAAGGAATCATCCGAACCGACCAAAGCTGAATGATTCCCAATCAAAGCAATAGCATAAGCTATTTGCGCCTATTTTAGCATAAGAAAAGGAGAAATTCAAATATGAGAGCAGAAAACAATAAAGTGGAACTTACAGGAACGATTATCACAGAGCCGGAATTTAACCATGAGGTGTTTGGAGAGGGATTTTATAATATGTACCTCAAAGTGGATAGATTAAGTGGAACGGCTGATATTATCCAATTAATTATTTCAGAGAGATTAATCAATCTGAATGATAAATACACGGGCACTGCCGTTAATGTTTCCGGTGTGTATAGTTCTTATAACAAACATGAGGAAAAGAGAAATCGTCTGTTATTATATGTATTCGTCTGTGAAATTGAAAAAGCGAATCCGGGAGAGCATACAGATTTGAACAAAATCCAGCTTGACGGATATGTATGCAAAGAACCGATTTACAGGAAAACTCCGCTTGGAAGAGAAATTGCAGATTTATTAATCGCAGTCAATCGTTCCTATGGCAAATCAGATTATATTCCGTGTGTTGTCTGGGGCAGAAATGCGGTGTATACATCTGGACTTCCGGTTGGAACGCATTTGAAACTTACCGGACGCATTCAGAGCCGTGGGTATGTAAAGATGTACGAAGATGGGACAGAAGAGCAGAGAACAGCATATGAGGTGTCTGTGAGCAAAATTAATGTATTAGAGGAGGAAAATTAAGATGGCAGAAAATACCGTTACAATTTCCGTTGAGGAATATGCAGATCTGGTTGCATGCAGGACGAAAGTTCATACAGCATGTGCCATTATTGCAAATGAACACCAAAGAGACATTGAGCTGATGGGGAAAAAGGGAACAACTATTAATTCAAAAATTATAGAGTCAGCTCTTGGATATATTGACGATGAAGCATGCTTTGAAGAGGCACTTAAAAAATATAAAGAGTGGAAGGAGAAGGAAAATGAAACTGAAAATTAGATCATTACATATGGAGAATTTCAAGGGAATTAAGAGCCTTGATGTGAATTTCTCCAATAAGACAAGTATCAAAGGACAGAACGCCGCAGGAAAGACAACGGTATTCGATGCGTTTACATGGTTGCTTTTTAATAAGAACAGTGCCGGAGAGGAAAAATTCAATGTCAGACCATTGGATAAGGACGGAAAGCGCATTGATAACGTGGAAATCAAGGTTGTGGGAGTTATTGACGTTGATGGGAAAGAAGTGGAACTTTCCAAGGTGCAGAAACAGAATTGGGTTAAGAAGCGCGGTACCGACACCGTGACTTTACAAGGCAATGTCAATTCGTTTGAGATTGACGGTTATCCGAAGAGTGAAGCTGATTTCAAAGCCTATGTTTCAAATCTGGCACAGAGCGAGGATATGTTTAAGATGCTGACCAATCCACAGTATTTTTCTTCTCTGAAATGGAAAGATCAGCGAGATATTCTGATGAAACTTACGACAGAGGTTTCAGATGTGGAGTTGGCAAAAGAAATGTTCGATGAAAATGCTTATGCTGAAAGTTTGATTGAAGAACTTGAGAAAGCACCGTCAACGGATGATATTCGTGCCAAGTTTTCCAAGGCTTTGAGCGAGTGGAAGAAGAAACAGGCTGAAATTCCGGTACGTATTGATGAAGCAGAAAAATCTAAGATTGATGTGGATGTGGCAGAACAGGAGCTTGCAAAGGCTGATCTGACAAGAAGAATCGCTGAATGTGACAAGAAAATGGAGAACGCAGGTAGCGCGTTGGGCGATTTAAGAAGTAAGGAAATGCAGTTACAGTTTGACATGTCCGGCATGGAACAGACGATGAATCGCGAGTTATCAAACAAAAGAAGCATCATGGATGCTGAATTGCGTGATTGTAAAAATGAGTTAGAACATTTTGCGGTTACGATTTCTTTGAAAGAGAAACAGATTTCTGATAACGAAAAAGCTATCACTGATGCGGATGCAGAGCGGAAGAAACTGGGCGAACAGTATAATTCTGAGAAAGCCAAAGCGTTTGATGAAACACCTTATCAGTTCGATGAATCCAAGTGGGTATTCGATGAATCTACAACGGTTTGTTCCTTATGCGGTCAGAAGTTACCGGCTGATAAGATTGAGCAGTTAAAGGCTGATTTTGAAGAAAGAAAGACAAAAGCCAAGGCAGATGCAAAGCGGAAACTAAATGATTCAAAAAGTGACTTTATTACCCAGAAAGAATCCAACTTGGAAGAAATCAAGGCATATGGGTTTGCGAAGAAAAATCTTATCGAGGAACTGACAAAGAAAAATGCTGATCTGCAAATGGAAATAGATTCCTTAAAGAAACAGGAGCAGGGGACTTTTACGAATAAAGAGGAACTTTGCAAACTGTTATCCGAGATCCCAGAAGAAGCTGACTATTCGCAGAATGAGGAATATGTGAAGCTGAAAGCAGAACATGACAAGATTCTTGCTGATATTGCCAAGTTGGAATCCGAGGGCGCAGACAAGGTTGTTACTGATTTAAAAGCCGAGAAAGCCGATCTGCAGAGCCAGCTTGACGAGGTGAACAAGGTTATTGCGCAGGCGGCTAACAATGTTGCGATTGATGATCGTATCGAAACGCTTCGTGACGAGCAGAAAGAAATCGGGCAGAAAGTTGCCGATCAGGAACAGATGATTTATCTCTTGGAAGAGTTCATTCGTTTCAAGCTGAATAAGGTTTCTGAATCTATCAACAGCCATTTTAAGACAGTTAATTTCAAACTCTTCGAAACGCAATTAAATGGCGGTATGAAAGATTGTTGCGAGTGTACTGTGAATGGCGTTCCGTATTCGACTTTGAATAGTGGTCACAGAATCGTAGCAGGACTTGATATTATCCGTTCTCTTAGCGAGTTATACGGCGTAAGCGTGCCTATTTTTGTTGATAACGCAGAATCGCTGAATGAGTTCAATGTGCCGGATATGGATGCGCAGTTAATTCTTTTGAGCGTTTCCGAGGACAAACAGTTGAAAGTGGAGGGTGTGTAGAATGTCAAGAGTAGGGACAAGCAACAACATCACACAGCCGGATGCACGGTGTATGTCGTGCAAGCGTTGGAAGAGTGCAAGTAAGGGGTTCTGGGAAAGAGCCGGACATTGTTCTCTTCCGTATTGCGAGAAAGATATGAGAAATAAAGGAAAGAGAGGTCGTGTACATGGATGATATTGAAAAATTGAAGGCTGAAAACTCGGATTTGCGAACAAAGGTAGATGAACTTATGAGTAATAAATATTGCCTTGAAGAAAAACTTAGAAAAGTCTCAGGAACAAACGAAAGACTTTTGCGTATTCTTGAAAATTTGTCAAATGGATATGTGAAAAAGGAGGGTTAATGATGCATTATATTAAAGCAAAATTTCCTAACAGCACCAGAAGTTATACATACCGCACCGAGGATTCCGTAAAAGCCGGTGACACGGTTGTAAATGCCAATGGTGCAAAGCTGAAAGTTACGGATGAAACCGTGGATATGAAGTGGGTAGAGACCTACGGTGCTGATAAGGTGGCAGTTGTGAAGAAGTGTGATGAACCGGAAAGCGGTGGTGACGATGAGAGTTAATCCATGTAGATATTGTGCATTGTCTTTAAACCTTAATGGAAAGCATTGTTCAAGGTATTCTTCCGAAGAGTGTACAAAATGCGAGAAAATTCAAAAACACAGGGAATACCTTTTGAGTCAGCGAAAATTCGCAGAGGGTGATCAGATTACAAGCATTGAGGAACTTTTGAAACAGGAATGGGTAATGTGGTATCACAGTACAAAGCACATAGAGGTTATCAAGAATATGCAACTCAATCTTGTTTTGAAATTTCTTAAAAATGGAGCATTTAAAAAAGCAATAAGGAAAGAAAGTGAGGAAAAATAATTATGGCAGAAACAAAGAAACAGGAAGTGGCAGTAGCAGAGGAAAAGAAAGAGGTTGCGCACAGCAACAAAGTTACAGATTACAGTCTTGGAATTTTCGGAACATCAGATAATTTCATCATGGCAATGCAGATGGCAAAGGCACTGGCAAGTTCAACAATCGTTCCGCAGACATTCCAGAAGAACGAGGCGAACTGTCTGATTGCCATTGAACAGGCACAGCGGTTAAGAGTTAGTCCACTTATGGTCATGCAGAATCTGTATGTTATTCAGGGCAGACCGAGTTGGAGCAGTAAATTTCTGATTGCCGCAATCAATAACTCCGAAAAATTTGATATGGAATTGCAGTTTGACGAAGCAAAGGACAAGAACGGCAAGCCATTCTCATGCACGGCTTGGACTATGAAAAATGGTCGCAGGGTTGAGGGCATGGAAGTAAATATGGATATGGCAAAAGATGAGGGTTGGCTTGGCAAGAACGGTAGCAAATGGAAAACCATGCCGCAGTTAATGCTTCGGTATCGCGCCGCATCTTTCTTCTCCAGTCTGAATTGCCCGGAGCTGACAATGGGATTATATACGAAAGAGGAAATGCAGGACAACGATTTCAAGGAATATCCGATGGAAGATTTGCAGGAACAGGTCAAGCGTGATATTTCCGAAAATGCCAATTCAGAGCCATTTGTTGTAGCTGAATCCGAAGCTATTGAGACCGGGAGCGAAGTAGTTGAACCACAGCCAGAAAAAGTAGCCGGAGAAGTCGTTGAGAATGACGAGGACGTGCCAGACTTTATGAAAGATTAGAGGTAGCTGCATGAGAATTATATCACAGGATGGCACAATTGATGCGCCTTATGAAATCAGTTCTTTGAGCATGGCAGTCGGGAAATATGAGAATGTTGAACACGCAGCTATCTTTTGCCACAACTCTTCGACAGCAATGGGAACAAAAATGGCTGGATACAGTTCCAAAGAAAAAGCCAAGAAAGCTATGGAAATGCTTAGAGATACATATATCGGTATGCCTATCGTAATGCAGAATGTTGATATTTCGGAAGATGTGGCAAGGGAATTTGAAAGATTAAAGAAATGCGGCATTATGGTGCGAACAGAAAATCAGCCGTCAAAAATAGAATGCATTAGCAATGCTATCTTTCAGTTTCCCACAGAGGAAGAATTGGAGTAGGGTATGGAAAAATATTTAAGTATTATCACAAATTTTGGGTGTCACGGAAAATGCCCTTATTGCATCGTTAGAGAAAACGGCATTAAAGTGCCAAAAACAACGCTTTGTGGTCTCGACAATCTGGTTAAGACTTTAAAGGAAACAAGTAGCAATATTATTTCTATTTCCGGTGGTGGAGACCCATTGCATGAGTATGAAAAACATGTTGACTGGTACAGAAAGCTGTTTTCGATTGTTAACAATTACCATGTCAATTGTGCTACATACCATATTCCGGTTGAACTGCATACAAGCTATATGACGGACGAAAGTACATTCCCGTTCTACGATTGCAAAAGGGCTGTGTATCATCCAAACACATTTGAGCAGTTGAAGCACATTCGCAGAACCGGTAATGAGATCGTGAGAGTTGTTTATGTGGTAACAAAAGATTTCACACTTGAACAGATCATGAATATCGCAATGTTCGTAGCTGACAGTAAAGAAATTGACGAATTGAGTTTTAGACAGCTTGTTGATAAAGGGTATAAGGTTACCGATTATTGGCAGGATGTATTGAGACTCGGGCATAAGAAGTTGTGGTGGTATATCGAGCAATGTGATTATAACCTCTATTATGCAGAAAATGAGGTCTACACAGAGTTTTCAAAGATCGGAGAAAACAATGAAACTTAGAGTTTTGGGTTCAAGTAGTTCCGGCAACTCATACGCCTTAATTGCCGGAAATGGCGAAATCCTTGCCATTGAAGCCGGATGCAAATTTCTTGATTTTAAGAAAATGATTGATTGGAAAATAGCAAATGTTTCCGGATGCATTGTAAGCCACGAACACGGAGACCATGCACGATACATAAAAGATTTCATGAAATCCGGCATTCCGGTTTACACGGCTTTTGAAACGCAGACCGCACTTGAAACCATAACCGGAGAACGTACAATAGCCATTCCACCACGCACAGCACGGCAAATCGGCAGTTTTTCGGTAACACCGTTCAATGTGCCGCATGATACAGAAATCGAGTGCTACGGCTATTTAATCAAGCATGAGGAAATGGGACAGTTATTGTTCATGACTGACTTGGAATACTGCAAATACGATTTTTCAAAGCTGAACATTGAGCATATCATGGTTGAAGCTAACTATGACATGGAACTTGTAGACCGGGACGAGCCGAACTACGAACACCGCCTACGAGGTCACATGAGCCTTGATACGGCACTTAAATTTATTTCTACTAATGATAACCCGGCATTAAGAAATGTCGTTTTAATTCACCTATCAGATAAAAGCGGAAATCCCGCACTTTTCAAACAAAAGACAGAAGAAACAATTAAATACGGAGCAGATGTTTATATTGCAGAAAAAGGATTGGAAGTTGATATGAACCTTTGTCCGTTCTGATGGTTGCAACACCTTGGCGAAAGCCTAAAAGAAACCCATTCATGCGGTATCTGAAATTTTGGCAAGGAATTTAATATATCACAAACATTTTATCAAAAGCCATGAGATATCTTTGGCGGTTGCTAAAAGTGACCGCCAGAAAGGAGAATACGTGTTAATAATTGAGGATAAAGGACAGAAAGAGGGCTTACATATCCTTAAGAATAGATATTTCAAAAGCCACGATATGGAAGTCTTGCGTGCACCATTACCGGTTGGAGATTACATAATTGCCACGGATAAGGTAATGGATGTGATTAAGCGCAAGACAGCGCGAAAGATGGAACTTAAAAAGATGGATTTTCTTGGCACATATGATGTTTCCGTTGACACGAAAAAGGACATGCAGGAAATTGCAGGGAATATCTGTGGAAAAGAACATATGAGATTCCGTGACGAGTGTATTTTGGCGCAGAACAACGGAATTAAGCTATATGTGCTTATTGAAAATACAGACAAGGTGTATTTCGTCAATGATGTATTTGCATGGCATAATCCTCGAGTAGACCGGTATAACAATATTGCATATATGCACACACTTGGAAAATGGCTGAATGTACCGCTACCGAAAACAAAGCCGACATCTGGCAAGGTATTGGCAAAAGCTATGTTGACAATGCAACTTAAGTATGGCGTTGAGTTCGTATTTTGTCGCCCGGAAGATGCTGGGGCAAAGGTTATTGAATTGCTTGGAGGTAGTGAAAATGGCGGAGAATAAGCGGTATTACTGGCTTAAACTGATGGATGATTTCTTTGATAGCAAACGAATCAAAAAACTCCGAAAGATGGCTGGTGGCGATACATATACGATCATCTATCTTAAGATGCAGTTGTTGTCGTTGAAAAAAGGTGGCTATCTGGAATATTCCGGATTGGAAGATGAATTTTACAAAGAGATCGCCCTTGATATTGACGAGGACGAAATCAATGTTCAAGTTACGATTCAGTATCTTCTTTCCTGCGGATTGATCCAGACAGCCGACAATATCGAGTATCTTATGCCTTTTGTGCAAGATAACCTAGGAAGCGAGACGGCAAGCACTCGTAGAAGTCGTAAATCTAGGGAAAATGCACAAAAAACGTTGCAATGCAACAGTGGAGCAACGGAGTGCAACATTTTGCAACAAAATTGCAATGTAGAGATAGATATAGAGAAAGATATAGATACAGATATAGAGATAGAGAAAGAAAATACAAAAGAAAGCGTGCATGCATCTGATTTGGACTTTGACGCGGAATGGGGATGGGAATACACGATCAATGCATATCCAAAGAAAACGTCGTTAACGTCTGCCAAGGTAGCATGGATGGACAAGCTTTTAGAAGTTATCGAACCGAACAGAAAAGCCGTTGCAAAGCTGATATATGAGGCTACAGTGGCATATGTTACTGACTATATAGAGAAGAATCCGGATGATACGAATTATCGCTACATACCAAAATACGGAGACTGGCTGAAAGAGGATTGCGATTACTGGATTCGCCAAGTAGAGAAACGAAAGCGAGGTGATGACAGTTGACAGAAGCAGAAATTGGAGTGATCGGATGTGTATTGATTGACAATGATTCCATGTACAAGATTTACAACAAATTGAAGCCGGAAATGTTTAGCTCTGAATTTTGTCAAGATGCTTTTGCTGAAATGCTTGCCATGTATGACCGGGGTGAAAACATTAATGTCGTTTCACTGTCTCAGTCACTTGAAAACCACAAATGGGAGCCGGAAATGATTGCCGGGGAGCTTAAGGAATGTATTGCCGCAACTCCGTTATCGACAGCAATGAAAAACTATGCGGATGCAGTCATTAAGGATTGGCGGGCAAGGGAAACGAAAAGCCTTTTCCAGAGAGTGAGTCTTAGACCATGTGATATTGATAATTCGATCGCGGAAGTTCTTACAAGGCTTGAAGAAATCCAAGTTAATCAGTTGAAGAAATCTAAGTTGATGAAGCAAATCGTATCAGAGAACAAAGATAAATACTTCAATGATGATGTTGGAGAGGATAGGGTAAAGACAGGATTTTACCATCTTGACGATTGCCTTGGCGGTCTTGAAGGCGGAGACATTACAGTTGTTGCCGCGAGACCGGGAGTTGGTAAGTCTGCTATTGTGGCACAAATAATCGAGAATATGGCAAGAAAAGGCTATAACACTTGTTACTACAACATGGAGATGAACAACAGTCAGATTTATGAAAGGTTTGTTTCAAGAATGTCAAAGATTGGTCTGACAAGAGTTCGCAGGGCAAAGGCTTTTCTTGGTGGAGAGAAAGAAGCATTTGACAAGGCAAATGATGAGCTTGAAAAATATCCGATCACAATTGACGATCAGACAAATGTTATTGAGGAAATAAGAACGCAATGCAGGCATCAAAGATATGACGTGATCGTAGTTGACTATCTGCAATTGGTACGGTGTAACCGGAAGTTCAATAACCGTGCATCCGAAGTCGGGGAAGTTTCGAAGCAATTCAAAGCACTTGCGAGAGAGCTTCACGTTCCGATCATCCTATTGTCACAGCTTAACCGAGTATCGGAAATGAATGCAACGAAAGAGCCTACAATGTCCGAATTAAGAGAATCCGGAGATATTGAGCAGGATGCTTCCAATATTATTCTTATGTGGAATTTGGATGAAGACAGAAAATTTAAAGGCTTGAAAGTTGAAAAGAATCGACAGGGTACACCGATTAGAGAAGTTGTTCAGTTTGAAGGTGATCGTATGGAATTTATCGAGCGAACCGAAACCATTGAACAGATTCAAGCACGGATGCGACAGAAAGACGGTTTCCGAGAAGTATGTGGCATCACACCATTTGATTAAAAGGTGAATGATTATGGCAAGTAAGAAATTTGAAAAAGGTTCCGAAGAATGGCAGTTTTTTAATGACTATTATAAATTTCGGCAGCAGTTTTATGAAGCTGATAACGAAGATGAGTGGTTCCAAGGAATGATGGAAGCAGGGGAAATGCTAATTAAAAAATATGCACGGACAAATATATCAAAATATGTTCAAAGTCTTGTATTTAGCCATTTTGAGGATGTAGAGAGGAGATGGAAGAACAAATGAGTAATGCACTGGCAAGAAAGAAAAAGCGGATGCAGACACTTGGATATTCCAAGAGTGAACTGATTGGAATACAGAGACACGCCAAGGCACAAAGCAATGCGGATTATCTGATAGAGGAATCCTATTATAACGTCCGTATGATGGCATATCAGGCACTGCATGATAAGTTCGGATTCGGACACAAAAGAATCATAAAGGTTGAGCAGACCATTGATGCATATGTGGAGAATGCAAAGGATGGAACGACAGGCGAGGAACTTGGTTTTTATCTGAAAGATAAATGCAAGATTGACGTGCGAAAGGAAACAAATAAGATTCCGTATCGTGAGAGTTTTTATCTGGTAGAGAGAAAGATCGCACCGAACTGCATGATACAGGCAAATAAGTTTTTACTGGCACAGGTATTTAATTATTTTGCTATGTTGGGTGTCTGCCTTAAAACACAGTTTAAATTTTCGGAAAATCAGATCAGACAGGTTTATGAGAGAATCAGATATTTGATTAACTGCCTTGCTACCGGATATGAAACCATGACGGGGATCGCAAGTGTACTGGAATGGGAATGTAAGTACATTGATAAGCGGTTTATCGGAAAGACGTATGAAATATAGGAGGAATGGTTGATGGACAAGTTAGCTGTGGAACTGCAGGATGGATATTTTGTGGAGATTGATTCTCTGAATCACACCCTGAGACAGAGATATGCCGGACAGGATAAGGACGGCAATGAAAAAGAAAGCGTTCGAACAATCGGATATTTTGGAGACATGAAACAGTGCATTAAGGCTTTGTTAGAGCGTTATCCGAGTGAGTTATCCGAAAAGGCGCAGATTTCCTTTAGTGAATACTTGGAACTGTTGGATAAGGCTTATACGAGGTCAGAACAGCTTGTGAACAGGATCGGAAAGGAGCAGGAAAATGCTGAATAGAGAAAAATATGCGGAAGAGATTTTGAATATTGCGTGTGATGGAGGCAATATTGCGTTAATTAATGGAAAACTGGAAAAATGCAGGGGAGTCTGCGATAAATGCGATTTTTGCGATAATGACATTAGAAATGCTGGTCGTTGCAGAGAAAAAGCAAAAGAATGGGCGAACAGCCAGTATATTGATTGGAGCGAAGTTCCAGTCGATACACCGATTTTGGTCAGAGATTCTGAACTTTTTGCGTGGAGCAAAGAACATTTTGCAAAATATGAAGATGAAACGGTTTATACATGGGATTACGGAAAAACGTCATGGAGCACATATGACGGTAAAATGAGTAGCTATAAATATGCTATGTTGCCGGAAAGTGAGGATCAGAATGAAAATAAGCAGGATTAAAAACCGGATATCTGAGGTAGCAACAGAAGCCTGTGGGTATTCTCCTCTAACAAAAGTGGTTTCGGAGGAAGAGATCAACAGAATTTTGGAGCAGGAAAGCGGATGGATTCCATGCAGTGAGCAGATTCCAGAAGAACCGGAAGAAAATCCGTTATTTGAGGGAAAATGTCTTGAAGTGTATTTGGTAACAACAAAATACGGAAGTAGTGAGCAAGACAAGGTATACCCATTTAGAGCATTTTGGAATGGAATTAATTTCACGGATGGAATGAATATTTTGGACGTTATCGCTTGGATGCCACTGCCGGAGCCGTACAGAGTAAGCGCAGAAAATGCACAGCCTGAAGAAACGCCACTCACTGAACAGCCGCAGACCAATGCAGACCGGATCCGGAGCATGACGGATGAAGAACTTTTAGATTTCCTTTGCTCAATCGAAACATATGAGCAGGGTAGCGTAAAGACCATTGAGGGCGGCGTAGCAATGTGTTCTGTTACAGAGGTGGAACAATGGCTTAAGGCAGAAAGTGAGGGATAGCATGGAGAGATTAACATATGTGGCAGAGAATGGAGAAGTTTTATTTCATCCAGCAGATTTACCGGATGATGAGGGAATTACCATTACCCAGCTTGCGAAAGATGGAAGATACAAAGCCCTGGAAGAGATTGCGGAAAGACTTGCAAATAGAGAGCAAGCCGAAGAGCAGGGATTACTTCTGCGGTTGCCGTGCAAGGTGGGAGATACTTTGTATCGGGTAAATAAAGGAGCGAAAGAGCCAGTTATTATGATGCGCGTTATCCAGTTATATATCAAGCAGATTCATAAAGACAGAACTATTATGAGAATTGATGTTATAAATGACGCTGATATGGGTGAGAGTTGCTATTTATCGTGCGACATTGGCGAAAGGATATTCCTTACTAGAGAGGAAGCCGAAGCCAAGCTGAAAGAAATGGAGGGGGAAAGTGATGTACTGTGATGGAAGATGTCAGTATTTAAACGAACGTAAACATAAATGTGAGTTGACCGGAGAAAAATTGACTTACATGAAGCAGACCGGAAGTATTTCATTTTCCGTGCATGAACACAGAGGAGTTTGTAAAGGGAAAAAGGTGGAACGCGATGGAGAATAGATTTTTATACCGCGCAAAGCGGATTGATAATGGAATATGGGTATACGGATTGCCAAGTTATGACACAGACGGAGAGATCAGAGAAATTGAAGCGTATGAAGATGCGGATGTTGAATTTTATGCCGTTGATCCATCTACCATCTGCCAGTGCACCGCAATGCCTGATAAGAACGGTAAGCTGATTTTTGAGAATGATATTCTTTCAGGGCATATCGACGTTGGGTTTCCAGAAGATGAGACGAGAAAGCGTGTCGTGTGGCATGAAAACGGATGGTGTACGAATGAGCTGCGCTGTGATGACTACGAGGAACTGGATGATTTTGATTCAGAGAATTTTGAAGTGATCGGCAACATGATTGATAACCCGGAACTGTTGGAGGTGTAACAATGGATGAGAACAAGGCAATAAAAATAATCAGGCAGGAAATGGAATGGGAAAGTAAAAGCAGTACACTTAGAGCTTTTGAGAAAGCAATCGAGGCACTGGAAGAGATACAGCAGTACCGTGCAATCGGTACTGCTGAAGAATTGCAGGATATGAAAAGCAATTATTTTGAAGCATTAAGTGATTGGCGCCAATGTCGCAAGATTGGGACTTTGGAAGAATGCCGGGCGGCAGTGGAGAAGCAGACGGCAAGGAAAGGAATAAGAGAAAAGATAAAGAAAGGATACAATAGAGGAATGCATCACTATTATTGTCCTGTTTGTTACGAGAAGGGAGATTTAAGAAACAAGTATAATGTCGGGTCATATTGCAGTGGCTGTGGTCAGAAATTAGATTGGGGTGATGAAGAATGAGCGAAGTAAAAAGATTAGCGAAGAACATTAAAGTATTTATAGAAATGGGGTGTTTGGATGAAGAAATGCGGACAATCGCAGAGGAAACCCCACATCTGGACGACCTCGGGGAACTGAACGACATCATGGAGGAAGAAATTGGGTATTTCGGCATGGAGGAACAGGAGGGCGAACGATGAGACTGATTGATGCGGATGCGCTGAAGAAAGATTTAAAATCGGTTACTTTAAGCAATGGAACTTTAGTAAATACAAATGCAGTATTGTATTTACTAGAAGAATATCCGACGGCTTATGATGTAGACAAGGTTGTGGAGCAGTTGGAATATAGAAGCACATTGTCAAGACCGGTTGGATGGACTAAATCGTATGAAATTATAACGCTGAAAGATGCAGTAGAAATCGTGAAAGGCGGTGGAGTAGAGTGACAAGCATAGAATTATGTAGAATGTGTACCGAGTATTCTGCGGACACAAGATGTGAGCATAAAAAGGATTGCAAATTGCAGAAGATTTTGACAGAAAATAAAGCGTTAAGGGCAGAAAATAAAGAACTTCGAACAAAAGCGTTTAGAAATTCATGGGAGAAATCCCCTGACATGATGGGAAGATGAGGTGGTGTAGATGCCAATTAAACCGATTTTATTCAACAAACAAATTAGTACCGAAATGGTGAGGGCGATTCTGGACGGGAGAAAGAGTTGTACTCGGCGTATATGCAAAGATGCAAATGAGTATACCGTGCCGGATATGGAATTTTACAATGCTGACAGGCGGACTTATGCAGTACATAACTTTGCTGATAAGGAGCATACGGAGCAGTTAAGCATAGCAGAAAGAACTTGTCCTATTTGTCCGGGCGATATCCTGTATGTCCGGGAAACATGGCAGTATTTATATGAATTGGATGGAAATGAACAGGTCATTGAGGATACGGGGAAATATTATTATGCAGCAACAGATACAATCCCGTTCGATGCATATGTTGATGAAAATGGAGTGACACACGATCATACGCCGTGGCGACCATCCATCCACATGCCGAAAGAAGCAGCGCGGATCTGGCTCAAGGTTACGAATGTGAGGGTGGAGCGGTTGCAGGAGATAACAGAGAATGGAGCAAAGGCAGAAGGAGCGATAGATAACAGAGGGTTTATCCACAGCCCGGAGAATGAATATGATCGCATACATACAGCCAGAGAGCATTTTATTAAAATCTGGAACAGCACCATCAAAAAATCTGATCTTGATCGTTACAGTTGGGATGTGAATCCTTATGTATGGGTGATCGAATTTGAGCGGTGTGAGAAGCCGGAAACGAAAGTTAATTAAATGACAGAAAGGAAAAATAATCATGGAAGAATTAGCAAAAGTAATAAGTAAATTTGAAAGCATTGAGTGGTTGGTTGCAGAAATACGCGCAGGAGAAAACGTTGAGACGGTGGAGGAATTGACAGAATATCTGGAATCCGAATTGAGTTATGCCACTGAATAGCAGAATAAGGAGGAATAGAAAATGCCTAAAGCAGTATTGGTTATGGATATGCCGGAACAGGTGTGCCAGAAATGCACATTGTGCTATGAGACAGAGAATGATGACGAATATCTGTGCTGTGCGACAGGAAAACTTGTACCAGACGGAGAAAAGCCGGATTGGTGTCCGCTCCAGGAGTTGCCGGAGAGAGAAGAGGAACTTCCGGTTGAAAAATACGAGTTTGGCGGACTGGGAAAAGCGTTTACATCTGGTTGGAACGCTTGCTTGGATAAGATTTGGAAAACAGATGGGATGAGAAAGGAGTAATGACATGGCAAGATATATTGATTCTGATGCTTTAAAAAAGCATATTCGTCATAGATTTATGAGATTGAACAGTGAATCAAAAATTGGGCTTAAGGAATGCAAAGAGATTGATGCCGTCATTGATGAGGAAAAAGAAATCAAGGTGTTTGACAGAGATGACGGAGCAGAGCCGATTCTTGAGACAAAAACAGGTTTGCATCACGAGTTGCATTCAGACGGTCATGGAGAATTTGTGCAATCCACTTATACTGATTGGATGTGTCCTAATTGCGGTTGGTTCGTGGGTGAATTATACAGTGGGTTTGGCAAATGGCATATTCAGGACGAATTATCTTTCTGCTCAAGGTGTGGTCAAAAGATTGATTGGTCGAAGCCTAAAGAGGAAGAAAAAAGACGGTATGAATCTGAAAAAGAGCGTCAAAGGCAGGAGTGGGTTGATAAAACAGGACACGTACTTGATAACATGAATGAGCGAAGACGGATAAAATACGGAGTAACAGAAAAATAAAGTAAAACAAAGAAAGGAGCCGGAACCTATCCGGATAAAAGGCGCGCCGGGTTCCTTTCAAAAGAAAATGAAATTAAAATGTGAAATTTACAGAGATTCAATGCAGAATTATAAAAAATATGCAATTCCACCGGCACAGTTAATTATTGCAGACGTGCCGTACAACGTAGGAAAAAACTTTTATGGCAGTAATCCGATGTGGTACAACGGCGGAGATAATAAAAACGGAGAAAGTAAGCTTGCAGGAAAAGCGGCATTTAATTCAGATTTTAACTTTAATCTCTATGAATATTTTCACTTCTGTTCGAAAATGCTTAAGAAAGAACCCAAGAAAGCAGGGAACAGAGGAAGAAGTTCAGATGCACCATGTATGATTGTTTTCTGCTCATTTGAACAAATGCCCACACTGATTGATGCAGCCCGAAAACATGGATTCATCCATTACATACCGCTTGTATTTGTGAAAAATTATAGTCCGCAGGTGCTTAAGGCAAATATGCGTGTGGTTGGTGCTACTGAATACGCACTTGCATTCTATCGAGACAAACTTCCGAAGTTCAGAAATGGTGCACAGTTTGATGAAAACGGTAAGACGATTCGGGGCACTGGGAAGATGGTTTTTAATTGGTTTGCATGGGAAAAGGATGGAAAAGATATTCCCAAAATTCATCCGGCACAGAAGCCAGTATCTGTTTTAAAAAAGCTAATAGAGATATTTACAGATCCCGGTGATGTGGTAATTGATCCATGTTGTGGAAGCGGTAGCACATTAAGAGCGGCGGCGGAACTTGGAAGAAATGCGTATGGATTTGAGATTGACCGCAATTTTTATACAGGAGCAAAAGAGAAAATGCTTGTGTTTGAAACTGATAATCAGATTAGTTTCGAGGATATTCCAGGGGTAATGCCATGATCCAGACAGCAGAAGATAAAGTGAAAGAGTACTGCCAGTGCATCCGCAGAGAAATAGAACACTGGAAAGATATCAATCAGAACGGGTGTAATGATCCGTTCTGGTCCGATGGATGCAACATGAATCTGGTGCGAAATCACATTGTTTATTATCAGTCAAAGATCCATGAGGCCTGCACAGAAAATCAGTTGCCATTACCGGAGGAATGTTATTTATCCCTACCGCCGGAAGTGAACAATAATTATATGGCAAATCTTAAGCAAAAACCACGGGCGGAGAGATTGCGTCAGATGGGAAGGATCACAACCGGACGCATTTATCAGTACGACGAGAACCAGATGAGTTTATTTTAGAACCAGATAACAAAACCAAGCGATCATAGCCTACCTCCCGTATTAGTATATGCGGTGGGGCGGTATGATACGGAAAGAGAGGGAAAATAATGTGTAATTGTATGAATGAAATGGAAGAGAAGATGAAAGAGTTGGTTGACGCTGAAAGCGTGGAAGCACCTGTGGAACTTTTGACAGGCAAAGCATATTTAGAGTTTACAGTAAAGAAAAAAGGCAAGAAAAAAGAGGAAAAAATGCCGTTATTGTTGTCACAGTGTCCGTTTTGCGGCGAACCGTATGATTGATGAACACAGAAAGAGAGGATCACAGATGGATTGGAATTATGACATGGACAGTTGCCCGTTAGATGCAAAGGTTTTCTTACTGTCGGCAAACGACAATTTACTTTTGCCACAGCGTGAATTTTTTGGCACTCTTACACGCAAGGGACATTCCGTTAGAAGAGGTAAGTGCTTTAGTGGAGATCCAGAGTATTTTTATAGAAGCAAAATTGTTGCGTGGAAGAAATATAATGCAGAAAGAGAGGAATAATTGCATGAAGTATACGGTAGAACTGACAGAAAACGGAATTAATGAAACATTGGAATTGAATGGAATAACTTACAGAAAAGAATGGACAAGGTTGGAAAATGGTTTACTTCAGTGCTCACAGAAAGATTTCTCGGAGCAGATGAGAGAGAATGGACATGATGGAGACCTTATAGAGAGAGTAGCAGAAGTATTTGACAGCTTTTTGGCAGGAGACGTAGATGATATCAGGGATTGTTATGATTAAGGAGAACGTGTAATTATGCTCAATAGCAAGGTATATACAAAAAAGTGCGTGATCTGCGGAAAAGAATACAAATCAATATCAGTCAGAGCACTTACCTGTGGGAAGCAGTGCCGGAATGAGTACCACAGAAGAAAATATAGAGAAAAGAGAAGTATTAAAACGTGCAATAACAATAGCATCAGTGAAGTTTTGGAAAAGGCACGTGAAGCCGGAATGAGTTATGGAAAATATGTGGCAATGATGGACGGCACACCGAAGATCTGGCAGGGAGAAGAATAAAATATTGGAGGATAGTGGCTTATGAAGTTTTCAAAACTGACTAAGCCAGAGCTTGAAACAATTATTGAAAACGCCAATTTCACGGAGCAGGAAGAAGAAATATTTTATCTTCTTGCCCGTGGACTTATTTCAAAAGAAATAGCCATGAGACTATGCGTATCAACAAGAACAGTGGAAAGAAGAATTTTTGATATTAAACAGAAAGTAAAAAAGTTAGAAGGTGAGTTAAACGGGAAATCTTTCAAATAGTGAGTTGTTGAATATTGCCATCGAAAATGGTATTATCAACATAGACACCATTCAGAAAAAAATTGAAATGAACGAAAGGAAAAAATTTATTGAAAAACACACTTACAGCATTTGGCAAGGAAAAGATGGAAAGTTTTACACATATTTGCCAGATGAAGATAATAAGAGAGGAAAGAGACTTGTAAAGAGAACATCTGAAAAAGCAATTGAAGATGAAATAGTAAAGTTCTATAAAGCTAAGGAGGATGAACCTACAGTTATTCAGGTATATTCTAATTGGATTTCTGAAAAACTTGAATATGGTGAAATAACAAGACAGACAAAGGACAAGTACGAGACAAATTTTAAAAGATTTTTTGAAAATAAGTATTTGCCGATTGCAAATAGAAAAATCCGGTACATTGATGAAGAAATATTGGAATCATTCATAAAAACAGCTATTTCAAAACTGGAACTTACGCAAAAAGCTTATTCTGATATGCGGATATTGATTAACGGAATTTTCAAATATGCAAAGAAAAAACATTATACCAGTCTGAGCATAACCAGTTTTATGGGTGATTTGGAAATTTCGGAAAAGTCATTTAAAAAGAACCATAAGTCAGACTGCGAATTGGTATTTTCTAAGGATGAGGAACTTTTAATTGAACGATTTGTAATGGAAGATGAGCCTACATTGATAGAACTTGGCATTATTTTGGCATTTAAAACAGGATTGAGAGTTGGGGAAATATCTACCCTCTCATGGTCTGATGTCGGAGAAAATAAGATACATATATCAAAGACAGAAATAAGATATAGAGATGATAATGGCAAATATGTATTTGATGTTCAAAATTTTCCTAAAAGTGATGCCGGGTTTAGAGATGTTATAATTACCGCAGATACCAAAGAACTTATGAGAAAAATAAAAATGCTCAATCCATTTGGGCAATATATTTTTATGAAAAACGGTAAACGAATAAAAGGTCAGGCATTTACAAGGCGGCTATATGTGATATGTGATAGAATAGGAATTGGTGAACGTTCAATTCACAAGGCAAGAAAGACATATGCAACAAAGTTGATAGATGGAAATGTTCCAGAATCGGTAATAAAAACACAAATGGGGCATACAGATATCAGAACAACTCTCGATCATTACTATTTTAATAACAAGACAGAGAGTGAAATGCAGGAATATATTGCAAAAGCATTATCAATGTAAAAGGTAACACGAGGTAACACCTTTGGAGATAAAGAAATTCAGTATTTATGCGGGTTTGAGAGAATTGATACCGAGTTCGAATCTCCCTTCCGCTACTTTATTTTTGTTTAAGAAAACCTTGTGAAGCCTTGATTTTACTGAAAGAAAGGAGTTTTTGAATGGTGTCTTTTCTAAAGGTCAAAATCAAAGGTAACACCAAAGGTAACACGAACAAATGTACGGACGCTTGATGCGTTCTTTTTTATTGCAATTTTGGCGGTAATGCGGCGGGAAACAGGCGTTATTTAGACGGTATTCTGGCGGTTTTACCGTCTTTTTTTATGCCACAATATAAGCAAAGGGAGGGATGATAATGTTTTCTGACGATGTTCTTGAGAAAATTTTTGCCAGAAAAGAATTGCAATCATTAGATTTGTCAACGCAGTCATCTATCATTCACGCAATCGAGGATGTTTTGGAGGAGGTTGAAGAAAATGAACATGAACGGAGTTTATCCGGCACCGGGCTATAGTCAGCAAATTCCTTATCAGGCATCATATGGGTACAATCCATATGGTAATCAGCAAAGAATTGAACAGCCACAAAATTATTTTCAACCGGCGCAAACACAACAAATTCAGCAGCCACAAATGACGCCTATTGGAATAAATGGAAAAATTGTGCCTTCTGTTGAAAATATTACTGCAAACGATGTGCCGATGGATGGAAGCGTGGCGTTTTTCCCAAAGCAGGATATGTCGGAAATATACGCTAAAAGTTGGAACGCAGATGGCACAATTCGCACAATCGTTTTTAAGCCAGTTTCGCATGATACTGTTAGCAATTTATCGCATGATACTGAAAAATTGAAATTTGACCTATCAGACGAGTGCACAGGTGCATTTATGCAGAAGTTTGATGAACTTTTTGGGAAGATTGAACAGATAGAAAACCGATTAGATAAAATTCCAAGCAGTCAAAGAAAAACTTCACAGGTAAAAAAGGAGAGTGATCCAGAATGAATCCGGCACAATTATTGTTAAATCAAATGATGAATTCTCCGCAGGTTCAAAACAATCCTATGGCAAAAAATGCCATGCAAATGTATAAAAGCGGAGATACAGGTGGACTTAAGACAATGGCAGAGAATCTCTGTAAAGAAAGAGGAATTACGGTAGATGAAGCAAAACAGAAAGTTATGAGTATGTTTAATCATTAGTACATTTTGGGGTGCGCGCAAAATAACCGGTTATCCCATTTGTAAATAGATCAGATGGAGGTAAACAAAATGTTTAATGGAAATGCAATGCCTAGTCTTGCTGATATTGCAGCAGTGACAGGAAACGGAAGAAACAATGATGGCATGTGGGGCGGCGATGGCTGGTGGGCTATCATTATCTTCGCTATGATTTTTGGCTGGGGCGGCTTTGGCGGCAATGGCTGGGGAGGAAACGGAGGTATGGGAGCGACAGCATCTGCATACACCGACTCTGCAATTCAGCGTGGTTTTGACACGCAGGCTATCATCGGAAAGTTAGATGGTATCACAAATGGTCTCTGTGATGGATTTTACGCACAGAACACGGCTATCATGAACGGTTTCCACGGCGTAGATAATGCAATCTGCAACCTTGGCTACCAGACACAGCAGGGATTTAATACCACAAATGTGACACTTATGCAGGCGCAGAATGCTTTGCAGTCCCAGTTGGCTAATTGCTGCTGCGAGACCAGGGAAGCTATCCAGGGTGTAAACTACAATATGTCACAGAACACCTGTGCACTGCAGAACACCATGAACAGCAACACAAGAGACATTATCGACAGCCAGCAGGCAGGAACAAGGGCAATCCTTGATTACCTGTGTCAGGAAAAGATTTCTTCCTTACAGGCAGAAAATAATGACTTAAGAAGAGCCGCATCACAGGATCGCCAGTCTGCATTGCTCACTACTGCAATGTCAGCGCAGACACAGCAGATCATCAACGCTGTAAATCCGGCTGCAATCCCGGCATATGTTGTTCCAAATCCTAACGCTTATGCGTATGGCTGTGGATGCAACACAGGATGTAGCTGCTAAAAGTAGCTGCTACACAAAATTGAATAATTGAGTATCTTAATTGAGTTTAACTCGATTATGTCTGCTGTGCAGTATTGCTTATAAACACAAAGGGCAGACTATAATGTTTGCCCTTATTTTTGAAAGAGAGGTAAATAATTATGGCAGAATTTACAGGAATTGCAATTCAAACTGTTGCGCAGGGAGAAGATGTGGAATTTACAGAAACTCCGGCAAGCGCAACAAAATGTATTGTTCATAGACAGGGAAGCGGCATTGTTAAATTGAGAGGACTTACAAATCAGTGCCGGGCAAGATTTTTGGTATCTTATTCTGGAAACATTCAAATTCCTACCGGTGGAACAGTTGAAGCTATTTCACTGGCTATTGCAATTGACGGAGAACCGTTGCAGTCAACTCGAATGATTGTTACACCGGCGGCAGTTGAAAACTTCTTTAACGTTTCGGCGCAGGCATATGTGGACGTTCCTCGCGGTTGTTGTGTTACGGTAGCGGTACAGAATACGTCTACGCAGTCAATCGAAGTTCAGAACAGCAATTTAATTGCAGTCCGGGAAGCGTAAGGAGGGCGGTTTTATGGATATTAAGAGAATGCACGAAATGATCGAAAAACTGTCTGAAAGCGCAGAGTGTGAGTTTGCAAAAGGTATCGAATGTGTAGATACAGAAGAGATGGGAAAAGTCACGGACATGCTTAAAGACCTTGCGGAAGCCATGTATTACCGGACGCTTACAAAATCAATGGACGAATCAGACCCAGAGCAGGTTCTTGATATGTTTGAGCGTTACGGAGACGGCAGACGGTATTATGACCGTTACCGGTATGCAGACGGCAGATTCGCGCCAAAGGGAAGAGGTACGCGCCGCGGATATGAAGAACCTCCGTACTGGCACATGACACCAGAAATGTACCGGGAAATGGAACACGACCGTGATATGGATCGTCACTCTGGCAGAATGTATTACACAGAGCCTACAATTGCGGCAGATGGCGGTATGCGTGACCGCAGAGAGGGCAAAAGCGGAATGAGCCGTAAATCCTACATGGAAAGCAAAGAGCTTCACAAGGGCAATACGCCGGAGGACAAGGACGCAAAGATGCATGACCTTGAAAGATACATGAAAGAGCTTTCGGAGGATATGGCGGAGCTTATCTCTGACATGACACCGGAAGAGCGCACAATGACAAAAAGCAAGCTGTCAACGCTTGTTTCCAAAATGTAATGGCAGGGGCAGGAATGCCCCTGTTTGTTTGAACATTGACAACTGAATATCAGCTAGTGATTTGTGGATTTGGGAATTTTTCAAAAAGGTATTGACTTTTGTGTACTCATATATTAATATTTATGTGTACCCAAAAGAAAGGAGATGAAACAGTGTCACCAAGAACAGGCAGACCGACAGATAATCCCAAAAATAACATTATAAAAGTAAGAGCAACAGAAGAAGATAGAGAAAAACTTCTATATTGCTGTGAAAAAACCGGAATGACACAATATGATGTAGTAATGAAAGGGATTGATAAGGTCTATAACGAAATAAGAGCAACCGAAGCCCTAGACAAGTAACGGTTACTCTTACACTTACAGCCACCAAAAGCGGTTGATACATGGATTATACCGCTTTTTGGAATGGTTGTCAAACAGCAAACGAAAGGCAGGAAAAATCTTTAAAAAGGTATTGACATTATGAGTTCCAATAAATATAATGAGATTGTGGAACTCAATAAGTGAGGTGGTAAAAATGAGTCCAAGAACAGGCAGACCTAAAATAAATAATCCGAAAAGCAATGATGTAAAAGTTAGGCTTGACGATAAAACCACAAGCGAGTTAGATAAATATTGCATTGAAAATAACATTACAAGAGCAGAAGCAATTCGCAGAGGTATTCATTTACTTTTAGGCAAGGAAAAAGAGTAACTTACACCATAGACAAGTAGAAGTTACTCTTAAAACACCAATCCGCAAGGACTGATAAATATATTCTATCATTTCCTTGCGGAAAATCAAGTATTTTTTGAAAGAAAGGTAGATTATTATGAGAGAACTGTATATTGAAGAAATTACAAAAAATCTGAATTTACTTAGCGAACACTTTTTAAGATGTGTCTGGATTTTTACAAGTAACCTTGCATCTGACAAGAAAGGCGGTACAAGATGAAAGAACAGTTAATTACAGAAATTCAGAACATACAGGACGAAAAATTTTTGCAGTTTATTTTGAACACGATACTTTCATTCAAACAGAAATGGGGGATTTGCTGATGAACGATATTCAGATTTCAGAAAATAAAGAAGAACTGACACTGACAACTATCGACATTGCGGACATGATGGAAATGCCTCACTGGCAGATTTTAAGAAAGCTGGACGGAACGAAAAAAATCAAAGGAATTATACAAATTTTAGGAGACAACAAAATTGTTGTTACCGACTATTTTATACCGTCTACATACTTATCTGAACAAAATAAGGAGATGCCATGCTACAAAGTAACCCGCATGGGATGTGAGTTCCTCGCAAACAAATTTAACGGGGAAAAGGGAATTGTCTTTACTGCTCGATATGTGAAACGATTCCACGACATGGAACAAGCGCTGAAAAAACCGCACCCTGCAATTACGGAGAAAGACCCGTTTGAGCACTGGGAGATTCGATGGAAACATGAAACGGAAACATGGTTTTCAAAGAACAACTGGAAGTTAAGTATAATCCTAGAACGGTTTGGTTGGACTCGAAAATTTTTATATCACAAGATTCTCGTGGAATTATCGGATCTGCACAACTTACGCGCAATCGAAAAGGCATATTACGCCAGTTATGGATATCCACCGGAATACGCTCTTGATCTGCTTGATTTTAATAGAGACCTCAACGATACGGCGACAAGATACATCAATTACCTACTTATTGAAGAATAAAAGGTAAAATAAGCATGAATTTAGAAACCACTAGCTGATATTTGGCTGGTGGTTTCTTTTTTGGAGGTAAAATATGTTTTTAATAAATGGTATTGAATGGAAAATAGAATTTGTTCACGGCGCAAGTAATAAATTGATGCGCTCTGATGGCTCTACAAGCCTTGCTGTGACAGATTGGAACGACAGAGCTATATATGTTTCAGATAAACCGAAAAATGGTTATTTGCGAAAAATACTGGCTCATGAACTTTGTCATTGTTTTTGCTTTTCCTATAACATTCATATGCCGATTGAGCAGGAAGAGTATCTTGCGGACTGGATAAGCCTGTACGGTACTGATTTGATCTATCTTTTGGATGATCTGATGTCAAACATTGATTGGAGGGCAGCATAGTGGACAAAATAGATGAATTGCTGCGGTATATTCACAGAACAAACCCGGAAATGACAAGGGAAAAGCTGATAAATGAACTAAGCAGAAGTGATTACGCCGCACGTTCTTTGCTTTTCACAAAAGAAGTTGTTTGTCAAGAAGAAAAATAGTAAAATGTTTTTGGGGTGATAGTATTGTACAATGGATGTCATACATCTTTTGATGTTATGAAAGAATATATGATCTATGGAGCGGAGCTTGATGAAAAATATCAGATCCCGATTGTCCCGGCATGCAGCTTGGATTATTTGCCGGAGGACTCCATAGATTTTGGAGAGAGCTTTTCACAAAAGATAAAAGGGCATAGAAAATTAAATGTGAATTTCTATATTGACGATTCAAAGTTTCAAAGACTGTGGAATAACCCGGATAAATACCTAGAGCACTTGAAGTGTTTCCACTCGGTCTGTATGCCGGATTTCAGTATTGCTACAGGCGATTGTGGTATGCCGTTTGCTTTGAATCTGTATAATGTGTACCGGAATCATGCGCTTGCACATTACATGCTGCTGAACGGGATCCGCGTTATACCGTCCGTAGGCATCCCGGACAAAGATAATTATGATCTTTGTTTTGCCGGGTACAGTAAGGGTGGTGTGATCGCTGTATGCACAAATGGAAGAGTGCGGGCAAAGGCGGCACGGATAGAGTTTTGCGAGGGATTCAAAGTTATGATCGACATGTTGCAGCCACATACAGTGTTGATCGTCGGGAAGATACCGGATGAATTAAACACCGATGTAAAGATTGTAAATTATAAATCACGCAACCAGAAGGTCAATGAGAGGTTTTCAAATGGGAACAAGAACAACAAAATCACAGAAAAAACAGAAACAGACTGAGAGTCAGAGGAAGAGAAGAGAACGAATTAGTCAAATTTCACAAGTTGCGAAATGACACATAATAATTTACTGTGCATATTGTCTTTTCACAGTTGGAATCTCATTTTTCAACTTTTGAATTTTTTCTTCTTGGAAAATGGCTCGATTTTGAGATAAGAAATCAGAATTTTCACGCCCCGGCGGTCTGCCGGTGATTCTTCAGATGCTTACTGGATGTATGTCGGTGGAGTGTGCCCGGACAAGATAAACGCAGCATTTACAGGTTCGCGACGTCGTAAAAGCGATTTACAGGCGTTTCGTGCTGTGTATATATAAAAGTACTGCATTGCCTTGCGCAAGCCTTAAAATGGCTTATACGTGTTCACTTAAGCGCATTATATGACCGGGCGCGTATCTTGTCAAGCTGCAATATATCCGGACACTGGAAAAAGCCGGGATGATTCCGGCTTAAAATTCCTCTATTTCCGCAGCATTCTGTTCCCATTCGGGAAGCGTTTTGAAAACTTCCCAAGCATCGTCGAACGTTTCAAAGTCTGTCCCTTTGTCGTCATTTCTGAAAAATCCATCTTCAACGCTATAAACACTTCCCATGCATGTGATTTGAAAAACTGTCTGTGCTCCGTTCTGATAAATCATTTTGAATCCTCCTAAAAAATAAAATTCCCTTCCGGGTAAAGGCAAGCCGGGGAGTCGAACCCTGGTAAACGCCGCCGCTTGCCTAATTTATAAAATTGTACGAACCTCATTATAATCATCATTTAGCTCTATCAGATTAAATAAATCGTGTTTTTCTCCTAACTCAAAATACTGATTGATAGCATCCTCTTCGCTATCGGCTAAAATCATTTCGAAATTATCGTCTTCGATCTCTGCTCTGTAATACTTCATAAAATCAACCATCCTTTCATCATGCGCCCTGTCTCATCGGTGCAGGTGGGGCAGTTCCTGCAGACCGCCGCGCGGCGGTTTCGACTATTCGCAAATTCTGCGGAAAATTTCAATTGTGAGTTCTGCAGCAGCTCTTTTTCTGTCTGCTGTATAGCCTTTGCGCTTGCTTTTTAGTGCTTTTTCTGCTTGTTCGAGGTTTCCAACTCCCCATGATGCCGCTTTATCAAGTTTTTCCCATTCATCCGGTGCAACTTTTACGGCTTTAAGTGTTGCCGTGTTGATCTCGTAACTGTTTTTGTTTTCTGGGTGTAAATCTTCGCAAACTGGAATATATTCATGCGTTCCCATGTTTTCGCCGATATTCCAGACAAAAAAGCGAACCGGGATTTTCTCCACGATTTCAAAAACATCGACTTCCTCGCTCATTGGTTTCTCGCTGTAGATTTTTCCATTCTCAATTTTAAATTTTGTCATATCGTTTTCCTCTCTTTCTGTGCTTCATTTGATACTTGTATTATAGTAAATATAAGGCACAAAATCAATTGACATAATATACAAAATATAAGGCACAAAACATAATTTTACTTGTGAAATATGTATAAGGCACAAAACATAAAAATCCTTTATATAGGAAGAAAAATATTTTTATTGACTTATAAGGCACAAAACATTATAATGATAGCAAACAAAGAAAGAGAGGTATGGAGCATGGAACGTAAGACAACAGAAGCAACACGGCGAGCAATCTATAAATATGATGATAAGTTTGAGCGTGTTAATTGCAGATTTGCAAAAGGTACAAAGGATCGCATAGAAAAGCTTGGATACAAGAGCGCAAACGACTTTATTAAACTTGCAGTCGCGGAAAAGCTGGAGCATGACGAAAAAATTTTGAAATAAGGCACAAAAAACTGTTGACTTATAAGGCACAAAATGTTATTATAATATTGTCGAAAGGCAATAGGCGAAAGCCGGAAAGGAGAAAAATGAGCGAAGATATGAACATGCAGGAAAACGCTAGACTTGTTCTTGGACTTAGGGCAGCCGGATGGAGTGAAAAGAAAATAAATGATTTTCTACTCTACATCGAGACCGGAGATGACCGGTATAAGCCGACACCGGACAAGGAGTAAACAAAAGGGCTGGAGAAAATCCAGCCCGACACACAAAAACCATACCAAGTGAAATGTGTGCTATTTGAATATAGCACATCCAGAGAAGAAAGAAAAGAGGAAAAAGCTATGTTAAAGATTTTAAAAGAGTTAGGACAGATGGAAGGACATTTTGCAGTAGAAATTTTCAAGGTTGAAGAGTTAGGAATGATCGCAGTAGATCACGACACAAGCAACGGCGAGACGATGGAAGCATGGAAATGTGACAGTACAGGCGCGGCGCTGGATGAAGATACACCGAGTTTTAGAGTTAAAGAAATTAACGATCCTGTATCTTACGATGAGGACGGAGAACCGGATCAGTGGGAGCTGGTAGGGTTTGAAATTGAATAATTGAAATGAGTATTGATAATTTGACAGCTTGAAATATAGCTGTCTTTTTTTGTTTAAAACGTAGAAAATCTTTGTAAGAATTTCACAAAATTCCAAGAGTGAT